GCCATTAGCTTACTATTTGCCTGTCCTAGTTGCTCATAAAACTCAGGTCCAGCTACGAAGAATCTATTTTCTTCTGGAACGTCTGCTGAGTTTAATTGTTTAGAATGTTTAGCTAAGATGTTGATTGGATCAACTTCAGCACTAGATGCTAGAGAAGTACCCTCTGGGTATACTCCTACATCAGCGTTGCCAGATCCGTCAGAACCATTTGTAGTTCCAGCACCAGCTACCATTGCTGCTAAGACATTTTTGTCATAAGCATTTTTTAGAGCATATGCACCTGAAGAACTTGCAACAGACTCAAAATTTATATGAGAGTGTCTTTCTTCAATGTCATCTACTTTAAAAGCAAAAGCATTGGCTTGGTCAACAATTAGTTGTAGTTGATCGTCAGCTAAGTTTTGTGTATTAATTAATGCACCGCGTGTGTACGCAGCTACAGTAACTGTAGGTTCTTTGATAATATTTACCGTGTCACCATAAGATTCGATTTCTCCAGCATAGTCGGTGTTTGTAATGTCTTCAACAACCGAAGCAGTTCTGAAAAACTTTTGAACCTTCTGGCTATAAATTGCAGGTATGAAATTATCTGATGGCAGGTTATTATAACCCGCAGATCTTGATATTGCCATATTATTCTCCTTATAGCGTTAAGTTAAGTTTTTAGTTTATGCTTTTATACGACCTTCTTTTCGAGCTAACATAATGTCTTTTTCGTGTTTGTCGAATTGTTGAGGCTTCAGTTTAGAAATCTCATCAATACTCCAAATTTTCTTTTCAGCTACGTCTGTTTGATTGGCTTTTCTAGTTGTTGTAACTGATCTTGCAGCTTCTTTTTTTATGTCTGAATTAGTTTTCTTTTCTGGTTTAGAAAGTCCCTTATCCATTTTATAAAGATCAATAGCTCTTGCGGCTAAGTCTGCATTATCTGTATTGTCATACAACCATCCTTGAATTGTAGGATCTTGTGATTGAACCCATTCATGAAATTCATCTTGGGCCCTAATCTCTGCAAAATCAGGATGACGTTTAACCAATTCAACTTCAGCTTTTTCTTTAGAAATCTGCGTTTGCTGTTCCTGTAAAAACTGAAATTTTTCTTCAAGTTGTTTAGTTCTAGTATCTGCTTGTTGCAAAGATACTGACTCTATAACATCATAGACATCTGGATACTTTTGTCTCCACTCTGCAAGTTCCTTTGGATCTTTAGGTGGTAGCATCTCATTTGCTTTTTGTTCAACTTGAGTCTTAAGTTTCGTAACTTCGTTCTTATGTTTACTTAAAGTCTTGTCGTAATGGCGTTTAAGATCGTCATAACGTTTCTTAAAAGCCTTTTCCTCGGCTGTTACAGGGCGTTCTTCAGGAGTAGCCTCTTCTTCGGTGTCCTGTTGTTCGGTAGCTGTATCAGTAACCTTATCATCGAGATCTCTTTTATACTTATTTTGATAAGGTGTTGGCTCAAGCATTTCTTCTACTTGTTCCTGTTCAGGCGTAAGAGAAACTTCTTCAGTAGTTTCTTCAGTTGTTTCTATTACATCTTCATTCGTGTCGTCAACCATAGTATCCTCCTTAGTTGAGTTGGGTGCCTTATGGGGAAGGGTAGCCCTCGTGTGCTGTAGTTAAACTACAGGTGGCACGTTAGTTGGTGGAGCATCCATCATTGGTGCTCCGCCTAATCCACTTGTGGGTGCATTAGGAATCTCTTGTTGGGGTGCCATAGTACCTCCTAGGCTTTCATCAAACATAGCAATAGACTCTTCTATTGTTGCAGCGGGAAATGCATTAGCAATTGCAGATTGAGGCACTAAATGTTGTGGCTCTTCTAATCCTATACCTTCTAGTAATTCTCCTACTTCTGGGCCTAATATAATAGATAATGCAGATCTCATACTTGGAGTTAGTTTTGTCTGAAGGACTTCAAGAACTTGATCGTCTAAAGTAGAAACAAATTGTTCTTTAGTTATTACAAAATTTGTAGCTTCTCCTTCTGTTGCTTCTTTAGCTATGCCTCCAATTACTGGCGTTTGAGCTATAATATCTTCCTCTGACATCATATCTTCCTCTGACATCATAGGTTCTTCTGACATCATAGGTTCTTCTGGTGACATCATTCCTTGTGGGGGCATCATTGCCATTATGCTTCTCCTCGTAATTTTTTATTTAAATCTTGTTTAACTTTTTCAAAGTATGGTGCCCAGTCATCATCAGATCCTGTTTCAAAATCTCCAAATTCTATATCATTAATCCATATTCTATTGTCTGAAGTTTTAAAAGTATACACAGGTTCTATTTTATCTGTAAGGACTCCATGTTTACTATCTTCTACTTCAATAAATTGATTATTTTCTATTACCCAGTGGGATCCAGAAACTAATACTCCTTGGTAATTGTATATACTCTGTGGCATAAATTCCATTTTAGCCTGTACAATACCACCTCTAGTATCTTCACCAACTTTAATAGTTGTAATTTCTTTTGTAGTGCCGTCAGCCATTTGAATTGTAGTGCCTTTAACAAAACATCCTCCTGATCCACTTGAGCCACCACCATTTGAGCCACCATCACTTGAGCCACCACCACTTGAGCCACCGCCACTAGAGTTACCGCCACTAGAGTTACCTCCTGGATTACCGCCATCTCTGCCTTTACTTCCTGGTGATGTTCCGCCTGAAGGTCCACCTTTTTGTCTACCTCCTGCACCTCCTGCACCTCGACTACCTGTACTAGTGCCTCCAGATGTACTACTGCCTCCAGATGTACTACTGCCTCCAGTTCTACCGAATGGTCCTTGTGGTTGAGAGCCTCCACCAACAGTTCCGCCTGGACCTGTTGTACCTGGAGGGGCACCTTTTCCTTGACCATAGTTACTATCAGTACCAGCAGGTTTATCTAAATCTACTTCACCAGCAACATCTCTCATATTACGTTGAGTTTCATCATAAGAATAATCTGGGTGTACATCAAAGCCTACGTTTAAACCTTTCTTTTTCTTTGCCATTTTAGCTTGTAAAGATTTTTTTAATTTACTACGTTCTGCAACTGTCATTTTACTTAATGCTTTTTTTCCTATTTCACTGTCAAACATAGCTGATCTAGCTTCATCTGTCATAGATGCAATTGCGTTATTCATATTTGCTTTAGCCACTGCCCCTACAATTTTTCCAACTACACTTATTGATCCTAATCCAGGTATGCTACCTGTAAGTGCATTATATGCTGCGGTTGCAATTTCTCCATATGGCTGTCCTGTTTCTCCATCAAACCAACTACCACCTATTGACACTGCTCCTGGTCCTGTTGGTCCCATATTACCTCTATTATCACGGCCACCGCCTCCAAGCACAGGCCCAGGATCTACTGGAACAGGTGCGGGATCTATAGGAAAAGGAGTAGGTTCTGGGGATATTATTTCTGGATCTCCTGGTTCTGGGAATGTTGTTATAGGAGTTTCTATATCTGGAACAGAAGGTGATCCTGGTCCAGGTAAAGGCATTACAGTTCCTGTTGTAGAAGTAGTCTGTACGTTTTGTACATCGTACATAATAACCCACTGGCCATTACTATTTTGTTGCATTACTTGTGAGTATGTAGGCATTCTGCCTGTTACTGGATCTGGTAATGGTGGGTTAGCTTGTACTGTCATTTTGATTTAAAATATCCTCTACTCTTATTGTCCTTGTTGGTTTTGATTTGATCCTTGAGGCACAGCAGCTTGCGCAGCGAACTGATCTTCCCCTGGTTGCGGTACACTTCCAGCTCCGATGTTGCCACCTCCAGCTCCCGTTGCGTCTGCTGGATTTGCTCCTGGAGGTACTCCTCCAGCAGGACCCATGCCTGGTGGTTGTTCACCAGGGCCTGTAGTTTGTTGATTTCCATTTGTCATCCCCATTATTTTAGCAAAAATTTGTGCATTCTCTGGATCATTGATTAATTGATCTGGATCAATATCTAACGATTTAGCAATTTCTTTAAGTACTGAATGCCATCTTACAAATGGTGCAATATTAGGATTGTTCGCAGTTTGCATAAATGTCATTAGTCTTTGTGATCTAACTTCTTTCTGCATTAACGAAGATGTTCCCATTGCTTTAATTTGTAAGTCGCCTTTTATTGATTCCATGTTGTTATTAAATTGCATATTCCATGCAAATAAAGATTCACCAAGGGGCCTTAATAAATAATCATCTATATTTTTTACTACTGTTTTAATACTTAATGCAGCTGCACCCATAAGCATGGACATACCTGCTGCAGTTCTTGTTGTTGATTGTACTCCAGTTGCACCATGAGAGTACGAAGGTATACCTGTAGACTCATCTGCTAACTGTCTAAACTTATCAAACATTTGTAAATTTTCTGTTGCTGTGCTTGGAAACTTAATGCCGTTAATTGCAGTTCCTGTTACTCCAGACTGTCTTCTAAATATTTTACCAGGATATATAGACATGTCTTGACCTGGTACCAATTGAGTTTCATCTATATCAAATACTAAATTACCAGCTAATGCTAAGTTATCAATAGCCATTCTTGCATGACCATTCATTACCATTTGTGCATCTTCCATATTTTCTGGTATACCCACACCAAAAAATTGATACGGATTTATTTCATAAGGACAAATATGATAGGGTATTCTATCAGGAGTAAATGGATTTAATACTAATCTTAATAATTTTCCATTACATATCCATGCATTAATCTGTATTTCATCTAATGCTTCTAGTTCTGAGCTAAACTCAAGACCTGCTTCTTCAGCAAGTTCTTTATCCATTGTGCCCCAGTATTCATATACTTCAAATCTATTTTTTTGAAGATCATCTACATTTTCTCTATCAAGTAATGAAGTTTCAAAACCTCTTACTTCATAGTTAGCACCCATTTTTAAACATTCTGATATAGCATCAGGTCTAAAGAATGGTCTTTTAGCTAATCCCCTTAACTGTCCTCTATTAAAAGAATGCCTTTGTATTACATAATCACAATCATCTACATTAGTAGCATCTGGATCAGGATAAAAATCCCATATACTTACAGCCTCTAGCTTAGGTACTGTTTTAAGTTTAGGATTATATACTTGTTCTTCAGTTTCTTCATCTTTATCCCAGCTATGTAAGACTTTTTCATCTGTAAATGGTCCTTTTAGTACTCCAGTACCCAGTAATACCATCTCAAATAGAACATGTCTTAGTACTGTTATAGCTGATGTTTCATCTAATTGATCGTTTATTAGCTTTTGTAAATTAGCAGCAGCCTCTCGTGCTGGCTCAATATGTGGAGTATTAGGAGAATCAGGTGATGGACCTTCTGCAAAGTCTATACCTTCATAATCTTTTGATAATCCACGCAATAAATCAGCTGTAGTTGTTCCTGCTGCAATTTCTTTACCATCACCAGGAAAACCATATAGATCTACTATATTACTTTCATCTCTTTGTAATGGCTTTTCTTCTTCGTCTTCACCTTTTACTCTAGCAAATTCTGCTATACCATCAGGTATGGGCGTATGATCTACACCAATCGGAAAGCTACCACTTGAAAATAGTACTTCAATCAATTGACCAAACGCTGCTAGAACTTTTGTTTTAGTTATTTTAACAAAGACTCTAGACTTTTCTCTTTCTGTAAAAGACATATCAGCACCATAGATTCCTCTATAGTTTCTATATGCTGTTAGCCATCTACTTTCATCAAAGTACCTAGCATCTTCTGCTTTTAAAAAACGAGACTTAATGACACCTTCTAGACTAGAAAAATCATTTCTAACAGAATCATCTTTACCTTGTTCTTCTACTCCTACAACTTCGTCATCGGATAGATCTATCTTAGCCATTAAGTTTCCTAACTATTTTAGTAGTCTCGTTCGTCAGCCATAGAAAATATTTTTCCATCGACCATATTAGTTTTTACTTTAGATGCATCTTCGTTTTTTCCACCTTCTTCAACAGCAGGCATATTGTTAGCAGGTCTTTCTAAGCTAGTAGTAGTCTCATCAAGATCGCCTTGTTTATATTTTTGCATTATATTTGGCATTTATTTCTCCTTAGTTTTTGTTTTGTTTACAGCTTCTTGCATAAATTTAAGAAGCCATGGGTTGTCTCTTATAACAACATGAAAGGTATTGGCTAAGTTATTAACTACAGTCTCTTCCTTTTCATCGTCTGCAAGTGGATTATCTTTTTGGGTTAGTCCACTAACGTATACGCAAGAATGAAAAATTTCATGTATTACCGTATTTAGTAAATCATGAGTTTCTAAACCTGCATTGATTTGAATAGCATTTTCTCTTTGTAAATACTGTCCATAACAATCTGTTAAGTTATCCTTTTTAAAATCAGGATTTTCTACTTTAATAGTTAGATCTTGAAATCCAACTCTTAATTTTTTATTGTCTAATTCCATTTAATATCCAAACATTTTATCAGATGGTGTATAGTTACTTCCATTATTAAATGATGAGTAACCATGACCATGGGGATTAATGGGGCGAGACATACATCCGTATCTTAACGCATCATATGCGTGGTCTTCTGTGTGAGTATCAACATCCTCTGGATTGTTTTTATCACACGGTAGTAGAGGTAGTGTTCGTATTAAGTTAATACAGTTATTAAAAATAAATAGAGATGGTTTATCTCCATCATTAGTATCTCTAACTGATAACCTTTTGTGTATTTCTAATTTACCATTTATACGACTTCTTGGTGATCTATCAGATGGTCGCCATCTGCATCCTGCATTGATCATTGTCTCTGCAATACTTGGACCGACATCACCTCTTCGTGCCCATGTACTTGAATCTAGAACACCGTATCTAATATACTCATTGTATTCTAAATTTAAAACTTGATTAGCAAATATATCTGCTACTACTTTTTTTGTATATAGTTCTCTATAGACATACAAGTTATCATCAAAGTCTATAGCGAACCAGAGTACACAAGCAGGAGAAGAGTAACCCCAGTCACATGCTCTAAACTTATGCCAATTACTAGGTATATCAAATGGTTCTACAACATGATTTACCTTATTAAACTCAGGAAATGCAGCATCTTCATATGCACTCCAATCACCATCTAAGAATTGCTTTCTTTGTACCTCTGGTAAAGAGGCTAGCATAATATAATAATCCTCTGTTTGCATCAAGTATGGATTATCTTGTAACTTAGCTGGTATAAATCTTCTAGTTATTTTTCTTACACCTACTGGTGTTTGTATCTCAATATCAAATCTTGTATTAGGAACAGCAGGATCAACAAACATTTCTTTTACCCAGCCTGAACCTATGTTCCCTGGATTCCCTGTAGCTCTCATAAATACTGGTATCTCAGGATCTACAGATCTAAGAGATGATCTTAAAAAGTTGTAGATATCTGCATTAGGATATTGGGGAAGTTCATCCACTCCAATCCAGGTGTAAGATTGACCTTGATATCTAAGTACGTCAGTAGTATTTTCAGCATATCCAAATTCTATTTTTGCTCCTGATGGAAATCTCCATTCTTTTTCTTGCTCTCTCCATTTAGCACCAGGATACGCTTTAGGGTATAGTTGTTGTGAGTGATTAATTAAATCTCTTAACTCTGGCATAGAACGTCTAAGCAATAGACATCTATGTTTTTGTTTATCACAATAACGTAGTGGATCAATAAGCATTGCATATGATTTACCACCACCCCTTGCACCACCATAAAATACCTCTCGTTCAGATGCAGCTAAGAATTGTGTTTGAGGTCCACTGTTTGGTTCAAATATAACTTCTTGTTCTTCTACTACTTTTTTTACGTTTGGTGGTAAGATGTCTAGATCATCTTCTACAATTATATTTTGTTTGTTTTCTAGTACACCATCAATTTTTTTAATAGCTTCTTTTTTATTCTTTAATTTCTTTTGTGCATTATGATAATCATCTTTAGCTTTCTGTACTTGTTTAGCTATATCACTAATGCTAGCTTTAGCTGATCGTTTAGCTTTGGCTATAACCTTTTTATGTTTAGGTTTAGGTGGTGGTATATCATTCACTTCTTGATAATACCTTTCTTAAACCTGGTGCAGATATATATCTGCCTGTTTTCTTTTCCATCCATCCAGCAACTTCTCGATAGGAACAACTTTTAATATATTGTTTTGCTTGTTCTATAGCTTCGAGTTCCTCTTGGATCGGCTCTAATAACTTATCGTCTTGTTCACTTACTTTGTAGCCAAATGGAACAGTTCTTGCAATTCTTTTTCTATGACCTAGAC